TTGTCCATATGGGTACTCCTGTTACTTTAAGTTATAACTATACACTAATAACGATACATTGTCAAGCACTATTTCATAGTGTTTCAGCACTATTTTGCACAATTCACTCTTCCAAAGGTATCCCACCTATATGTATCACAGTTAAGAGAGAGAATATAGTCCTCATACTCTTTGGTGGTCATGCAAAACTTAGCTGTATCAATTACTCTTATAAACTTGCAGTCCTCTCCAGTAACCCCTGAGAGAACATGCTCTCCACTTGTCTTTCCTGTCTTGTCATGTAGTATAACATCTGCTACTGTATGTGACAATGATACCCACATAGGAACTATACCACAGGCTGTGAGTAATGTCAATGAAAAAAGACTTATTAGAATGTTTTGCATATGGGTATTTATTTTTTAAGTACCTTTAAGTATGATACCCCCCTTCCAGTTTTGGGGGGTGGGGGGTCTATAATATATATCGTTGGATACTTATTGCATTTATAGATTAGATATACTTTGCCAGTTTTGACACCCCCCTTGTCTCTCTGAGAAAATCCCCCCATCAGTCCACCTAGCTGTTCAGCAATATACGTAAGACCATTCGGGATGGGGGTTCAAGTTAAGAGGAAATTAAATCTCGAAGAGAGATTATCAGTGTCGTTTGACCTAACAGGTGAATCCTGTTCCAGCAATCTCTTTCCATTATTCCTTATAATACCACACTCATCGATGTTTGTCAAGCTCTTTCTTTACTTAATAGACAATACATGCATTAGTTTCTGAACACATCTCCTTAACATGAGCTATGGTCTTCTCATAGGTAGTATTGTATGGTATCGTAACCTTAGTCTCCTTAGAAGTCAATTTCATGTTATACACTTCTATCTCATACTTGTAGTCACCAAGTCTCCAGCATACTACTCGTACACCCTTACTCATCCAACCGTCTGCAACTAAACTTAACTTACTCATCGATATATCCTCTTTGTTATCTCTCATTATAATAACTATAACACATCCAATAACCTTTGTCAAGCTCTTTCTTTGTCTTTAGATACCTAGCATATGTAATATACCCCATTATAGGGGTGGAGTCAAGTCCCTTTTCGTATTATTCGAGGGTACTGTGAGTATTATTGGCGAGAGTCTACGAATTCTAATCACAAGGGACTCATGTTTATTTGAACCTTTTTAATGATTCGGTAAATGCTGCATAATCTGAGTAAAATGCAATAAAGTCGTGAGAACTCCTCCGCAATATAGTGCTTGACATTCTCCTCTACGTATGGTATAAATACTACTATGATGACATTCAATTCATATAGTATACTTACAGAGGACAAGGGAGGCAAGAACCTTCACCTTGAACACTTAGAAGATGAGATCATTAACTATGGTGTAGATGGTGGAAGGGCTGCTCTTAACTTTCTTCGTTCTCTACGTGACATGTTATCAGGTGCATCTCGTTCTTCTGTGAATATGACTGTTAAGTGGGATGGTGCTCCAGCGATCTTTACTGGTATTGATCCTGATGATGGCAAGTTCTTTGTTGCAAAGAAGTCTGTGTTCAATGTTAATCCTAAGTTATATAAGTCTATTAAAGAAATTGATGATGATCTATCTGGTGCATTGAATAGTAAGTTCAAGGTAGCGTTAAAGGAATTCAGTAAACTTGGTATAAAGGGTGTCCTACAGGGTGATCTTATGTGGACGGATGACATAGAGAATACGAGAATAGATGGTGTTTCTTACTATACATTCCAACCGAATACCATTGTATATGCAGTGCCTGTGGACAGTGACCTTGGAAAACGTATCAATAAAACTAAAATTGGTATTGTCTTTCATACTACCTACTCAGGGAAAACACTGCAAGGCATGAAGGCGTCCTTTGGTGCAAACATCAGTTCTTTGTCGAAACCCTCTTCTGTATGGATGGATGATGCGACATACAAGGATGTTTCTGGAAAAGCGATCTTTACGGCCTCTGAGACTACAAAAATCACCGAAATACTCAGTAATACTGGGAAATCATTTCAACGTATCAATGCGAACAAACTTAGAACATTTCTTGCCTTACAGGGAAAGATGATCGGTAATCTATCGGGTGCTTCTCTCAAGACCTATAACAACAGTAAGGTGCGAGCGGGTGAAAAGATCAAAAATCCGAAGGCTCATGCAATTGGTTATGAGAAGTGGGTAAGTACCAAACTCCAAGACCTGATCACTAAGTCTAAGAGTGAAGGGGGCAAGACCAAATACAAAAATATGCAAAAAGAGTTTGTAAAAGAGGTTCGTAGGCACACTTCGAATCTAAGTGAGATAATCACCTTTCAGAACCTTCTGGTAGACGGTAAGATGATGATCGTGTCTAAGTTAAACTCTGTCAAGGGTATTGGTACGTTTGTTCGTACTGCGAATGGATTTAAAGTCACTAATCAAGAGGGATATGTGGCGATTGATCGATTAGAAGGAAATGCGGTCAAACTGGTTGATCGTATGGAATTCTCTTACAATAACTTTACTGCAATCAAATCTTGGGATCGATAAGTCGAGTACTTTGATTTCTCTGTAGAATATCACCTTTCCAGCAATATCCTTCACTTGCACGATAATTCCACATCACGATTGGTAATAGTTCTTTACATGTACCCATAGACATTGCACCATATAATTTCTGAACATCTATAGTCACTGATGCACCTAGTATTTGCATGGTAATGAGAATGGCTATCATAGTCTCTATTCCCTATTCGCAAGATAGTCATAGCACTCATCATATGTACGTATTCCAAATGATTTCTTGGCCTGTTCTCTTGTCGCCTTGAATGAGTGAAATGTGAAGTATGTTGCTATGATGAATAGTATGTGTCCAAGTACCAATCCACCCCATCCATATGACATAGAATAGACTGTCTCGAATGTCCACACAGTGAAAACTGTTGACCACATTGTAGATAGTGTGATCAGTAGATTCAAACGAACCGACTTTGGTAGGGATCGAAGATCGTTACTTTTGTCATCAAACAGAATAGCACCAGCATCAAATATCTTCCAACTGAGCTCACTCCACAAAAACCTATAATCAATCATACTGTAAATCCTCCGAAATCTGTTTTGTCAAATACTGGTTCACTAAATGCGTCTGGTATATCGCCTGTCTGATTTGCATCCTGTAGTGACTGTTGTTCACTCAACTTGACATCGAAGAGTCGCATCTTTGCACGATCAATACCAATCACGAATCTCTTGTTCACAGTAGGGTCATTATACCGATTCTTCAACTGTTTGACTGCGATCTGATTGAGTGCATCTAGTTCCTCGTTAGATATAAGTGCAAACATGAGATCGGCTGTCGCAGGCAGACCAAAACTTTCACTCGTATCTTCAAGACCAACGTCACTATTCGAAAATCCTGATCGAGTGGTCTGTGTTGCAGACATAATCGGGACGTTTGTCTCAACAGCGAGTCCCCTAAGTTCCTCTGCAATCGACTTAACCATAGTATATGAGTTGACATTTGCCCCTCCCTTAAATCTTGATGATGCACAAATATTCAGATAGTCGATGAATATGATGTCTGGTTTGAAAGTCTTCTTGATTGCAAGTTCCTTGATCAGTCCACGAAAGTGATTACTATGTGCAGATGCAGTAGGATATTCCTTGACAATGAGTTGACCAGTGGTCTTTGCTATGATTTTCTGTATCTTGTCATCAAACATATTCTTTGGTAGATCATGAAGGTCTTCCATAGAGATGTTCATCATATTCGCATCAATACGTTCTGCAATGCGTTCCTCTGCCATCTCTAGTGTGATATAGAGTACATTCTTACCCTGACTCATACAGTTTGCAGCGACATGACACATGAACAGTGACTTACCAACACCTGTACCAGCGAGTGCAATGTTCAGAGTCTTAGGTGGTAGTCCACCCTTGGTTATCTTGTTAAAGAACTCCAGATCAAATGGTATCTTCTCCTCTACGGTATGGTAATATTCATATCGTTCTGCACTATCAAGTAAGTAATCGTGCCCCACCCTATTATCAAAACCCACAGCCAGAGCGGTGGTGAGAATAGATGGTATTGCATCTGCATCTCTATTTTTGTCTTTTCCATCAATGATTGAAATACCTTCAACAATTGCATTATATACTGCCTTATCTTTACAGAATTTCTCTGTCGTTTCAATTAACCATTCTGCATTAACCTCAGTGTCTACAGATAGTTCCTTCACGACTGTTAACACCCTCTTGATGTCATCCTCATTGAGATCACGCCGTGTATCAATCTCAATCTCCAATGTATCCTTTGTGGGGAGCGCATTGTATTTCTCTACGAACTTTTGTATCTCTTCAAAGACAGTGCGTTCTGTCCTGTCACCAAAATACACACTCTTCATATGAGGCATCACCTTACGTGCATAGTCTTCATTGGTGAGCAGCTGTCCTAGTGTAGTTCGTTCAATGGTTTGTGTCATATATTAATCCTCTGAATTAGTGTTCGCAAATTGTACCGTTCCTTCCTTTACCTGATCGTCTAGTATATCAACCAGAATATCACCGATTAAAGTTCGAAACTCTTCTGACTTTAACCAATTCTCTGGTAAGTTATTAGGATCTACTATATCATACAAAAACGATAAAGGCAAGTCACTTCCTTCGTTTAATTTATCTGGATCGGGTATAGACACCTTACCGTATTTGTATATGACACCACCAAATGTACCAGCCTCTGGTGTGAGTCCGATACACTGTGTCTGATCCCTATTATTAGTCACGTATTGGTATAACTTTTTAATATCACTCATTGAACAATCTCTCCATGTATAAATTTAACATCTTCTCTCTACTACTAATCACATTAGACTCTAAAGTCTGTTTGTCCATACCATGCATCTGACTCCACGATAGTTCTGGGTTTACAACCTTTAGGTTCATCATAGACATCGAATTTTGTGCAACCATGTGGTGTGTGAAGGCAGGCCTCTCTTTCATAAACCGATTCTTAATCTTTGTTGCATATACATGTGCAGTCTTGTCAGTCCAGTGTTGATTCTTCCATCCACCGTCACCTGTGTCTATATAACCGTATTTCTTTTTATTTAACTCAAATTCACTAAAGAATATCCTTGACGTATCACCTGATTTCATGATATAGTCTGGCGTCAGTCCTAGTCTGTTAAAACTTGCAGTGTCAAGTGGGGTCTTGTCCTTGATGACCAGATCAGTCCATTCATTTGCAGTCTCTTCTGTTTCATGTGGTAGACCTATGATGAAACTACCATGTAGTACAGAGTCCTCACCTAGTTCATTCTTAACAGACTCTAGAGTCTCTAGTGTCTTGTCTCTACCCAAACCTTTTCCTATTGACTTTGCAGATAAATCGTGTAGACTCTCTAGACCAAAGAAACACGACTTTAATCCCAATTGAGAGAGTAGTTTAATCTGTTCTGGGTATTTGTGTAACAGTTCGATACGAACATATGCCCAGAAGTTCATCTGAACTCCCACTCTATCAACTGCACGTATGACACGTTCTATCTTTTCGGTAGTCTCATTAAATGTGTCATCTGTCAACATATAACTGGTGGTAGAAAAGTTGTCATAGTTATACTTGAGCTCATTGTATATACTGTCTTCACTCCTAATATACTTCTCACTAGGGAGTCTACCAAGTAAAGAGAAGGTACAAAACTTGCATTTGAATCTGCAACCCCTAGAGATTGCAAGAGGGAATACCTCATGATCAAGTATATCGTCTTCCACATGAAATATATTATTTTGATTGTGAAAATCAAATATGGGGGATTCACGATCTTCCATTACAGGAGGATTTTCTATACCCGCCTCTTCATTGCGAACAAACTGTAGTACACTGTCTTCTCCCATACCTCGAATCCAACAGTCTATTCTATCTTCAAAGTATTGATAGAACTTATATGTCTGTGCCCCTTGACCACCAAGAACAACCTTGACATGGGGGTGCATTAAGTGTATACGATAGATCATCTGATCTAGATAGGATATCACATCACTCGATTTATCTTCGGCACCTATTCCTTGAAATCCAGTGTCGAAATATCTACTAAATGTACTACTGAACCCTACAAATATAGTGTCAGAATCAATCAACCCCTCTACATACTCAGTGAGTTTCTTACCATGATTTTCCCATAACCACGCCTGATTGTCAATGACCTTTACTGTATAACCGTTATTTCTTAGGTGTGATGCAATACTATATGCACCCTGTACTCTAATGAATATAGGTGAGTCTGATAAATCTGTAAATAGAATTACATTCATTCTACCATCACCAAGTGTGTTCTATCTGGGCCTGCATTTACAAATGTGTGTGGTTGTGTAGTGTCCACCCAATACACGAAACCATCATTTGGTATATGAAAGAACTCTTTGTGTTCTGGCCAGAAGAAGTATGCGTTGGGGTGTGTATCTATTGCAAGATGGAGTCGTGGTGCCTTATCTTGGTGTACACTATATGTACTATGCATTACCATAGTCAAGAACCTTGCACGAAAATGTCCTTCAATAATATCTTTAAAGATTGTATCCTTGAATACAGGATTTAACTGTGAATACCCTTGTTCCTCACGATCAGGAAAGCGACTCATACTACCGCACCCATTTGTGTATGGATACGAATCTACATAACCATCAATGTAGTTCATCTTATCTGCATACGACTGTAGACACAGCTGTGACCCACCGCCTTCAGATTCATACCACTCTGGAAAAGATAAGTTATCAAACTCCCATTTCACGTGATCTATATCATATTGTATATCTGTTCGTCTGTACATATAGCCTATATCAAAAAGCAAAATAGTAAAAATAAAAAAAACTCTACCATAAAGTTAAACTCCGAAACTTTCGCCGCAACCGCAACTGCTGGTACTGGTGGGATTTTTAACAGTTAAGAAACTTCCACCCAATTCAGTAATGTAATCTATCTCGCTACCCAGCACATACATTTCTGCTAATGAATCCACTACTAACACGCCATCAATAGGGTCTGACCATTTGAACTTATCCATCCCAAGATCATTTCTTAGACCCCAGATATACTGAAAACCAGAACAGCCCCCACCTTTTACGCCGAGGGTTACATAGTCGCCATATATTATGACGCTCTTCATATATTTTTTTGCTTCTTCTGTAAGAGTTACCATATCAATATTTAGTTCAAACGTTTTGCTTGTCTTAAAAGATATGCAAGAACATTATCCCAATATTGTATCGCCCAATCCGATTTAGAGTTAGCTCTCGCTGTCGCAGCATTCTCTATCTTCTGATCTGTTAAGTCTATCAAGTTCTTCGTACTCCTTAATTCTATCAATCATATTTATAAAAACTTCAAACATCTCTTTCATCTTAGATGTCTCATCTGCCTTGGGGATACACAATGATTTGATTGATGCATCCTGTGCTGAGATTGCAGCCCTTGCCTTCAAACAAGAGTCCATATCTGGCATCTCTGTATTGATACCTAGACTTGCAACTATTAACATCGCTTTAATCATTATACTAAACTCCATCCCATTGAATCACACAAATACTTCTCTTTACCTACTAATACCATATCACCAACACTAGTAGACCGACAGCCCTTCTCAGGGAACATAGGAGTTACACCTTCGTTCTTCCACCATGCGTCATTGATAGAGTTCGTCAACGTGAACGCCTTCTCTAACTTTGAAGTAGTAGACAATTTCTTGGAAACTTCCACCATTGCAACAAGGGTTGGAGTCTCATCAAACGCAGAGTGGATAACTGAAACAGTCTCCACACCATCATACGTCTTCATTAGAGCATCAATTTTACTCATACCATTAACAACCACATAGCAACTGGGAAACTTATAAGAACCATTCCTCCAATAACATTTGTAATATTCATAATTTAACCTTTCTTCTCAATTGTTACTAATATTAACACACTCAACAGGATTTGTCAAGGCCTAAAATGCAACTAAACACGCAAAACCCATGCCAAAAATCATCACGATTGCAAGCGTATCGCCTGCAATCTTACTAAAAGTTATAAACTTTTCACGAAATGTATTAGGATTTTCCATTATATACTTCCCTTTCCTACTAAGTAAAGAGGGCCAGTCCAGTTGATTGGGAAACCAC